ATCACGTCCAACTTTCCCGAGAGGATTGACAAGGCACTGATCAGGCCTGGCCGCATTGACATGATCGTACATTTTCGCAAGTGCAGCATTGCCGTGCTTCGCGAGATGGTGGAGGGGTTCTATGACAAGCCAGCACCCGAGCATCGTATGTGGAAGATGGAGGAGCTGAACCATGTATGGTCGCCTGCAGAGGTGAATCAGATCCTGTTTAGGAACTTTGATTCTCCCGAGGGAGCCCTGGAGGAGCTGGCGACGCTCAAGCCGACAGATCTCTACGGTTTCCAAATAGAAGAACAGAGCCAGCCGCTAGAAGCAGTGGCAGGGATCCAACTGCCACAGATCCAATTATCCACAGCGTAGTTGTGCCGAGAGAAGGATAGACAATCGAACCTAGCACCCCCGCAACGGGGATTAGCCACACGTAAAAGAGCGTAGAAAGAACAGACGGTTCCAATCGCCTGCCTAGTAGGAGCAAGACTGCTTCCCAGGCAATGCGATGAAAGGCCAAGAAGAGAAGAACGATGATCAAGTACAGAAAAAAAGAGTTCGGGGAAGAGACTGCAGGCTGCGGCTGCTCCTCCTTGGGGGCGTCCTCCACCGCGGGCGGAACATCGGGTACCGTATCCGCCATTATGTACTGAAGATAAGATTTGCAATACCGCTCGTGACACGAAGGAAGTTGTAGGACTCTACGTAGATGACGCCATTGTACTGGAACACCTGGCCGTTATTGACGGGTGCAGAGTAGAGCTGAATCGTCTGCCCAGGTTGGAACAGCGGAGGCTCACCCGGGAGTTCCGGAGGAAGAGGATTCGGGACAGGCGTGGGAACCGGGTTGAACACGGTGCTCTTGACCACGCACACGGGAGGATTCAACTGTGCATCATTCGCAGCCAGCAGAGCAGGATCCGTGGGCGGAACCTGCAGCGTGTACTGGAAAAAGGTCTTGTTGAACATGGAGCCGTTGATGGATCCAGAGGGCTGTGTGGGGTTCTCCGGGTTGATGGAAAAGGAGTACTGGTACACACCCGGGAGAGATACAGTGTCACCCGACGTGTACTTGTAGTTCTCAATCCTCCGGAAGAAGGCCGTATTCTTGGTGGAGAAGCGATCCTTGCCGTCAAACACCAGCTTGCCCTCCTGTAAGATATCCTGGGGGGCGACGGTGACCGGGTCTGCAACACCCGACGTAAAGAAGGTGAGAGGGCCAACTGTGACCACGGATGTGGACAACGGAGGCGTTCCCGGGCTTTCCCAGTTTGTGTAATTGTCCCACTGGTTCAGGAGAGCCAGGTCATTCCGCTGAAAGAGGGCAACCACGCGTGTACACAGATTGAACATGGGGATCAGGATGTCATTGTATCCATACTGATTGGTCAGTGGGATCAGACGCGGCTGTGTGATCAGGTACGTGCGATCATACCCGGCCACATGTGCACGCTCCGTCTCGGTCAGGAAGATATAGTTCGCCTCCACATAGGGATTCAGGTTCCAGTTTTGGAGCGTAATATTGGTCGGATTTCCCGAGAGGTCGGGAGGACTCAAAAAGTTCTGGATGCCGAGATAATTGTCGCCGGGAACACCGGGGATTCGCTGCCCAAAGGTCGGACTCTCGGGGCGAGGATCCAGGATGGTAAAGAGCTGATAGATGCTCCGGAATGTCACGGACACCTCTACCTCTGCCTCTGTGAGTGCCACCAGAGGAAGAGCCTGTCCAATCTCCTCACAGAACCAGAATGGGAGGGGAATGTTGAGCTGACGTCCCGCGATGGACGGAGCGGGAGTCCCGGGAGGAGGGCCACCAAGGAGCTGCGGAGGCTGAACGGCATTGGGGTACTGGTTCAGGCGTCCGAACGCATTGGCAGGGTCGTATAGCTCCGGGACATTGCCCACCATCTCGTCGATAATGTCACGCTTGGTCTTGTTGTACTTCATGTACGTCAGCACCTTCATCCATTCGCCCGTCATGGTCACTACTGCCGTTCCATTGATGAGCAGAGAAACCTCCTGGATCATATTGTAGCCAATGTTTGGGATCCACTCGAAGTTATAGGGATTTGCGGGGTAGCTGCCATCGGGATTCACCGTAGAGGTGTCGATCGAGAGTGGGGAGTAAATGTCGGGAAGATTGACACAGAGGTAGCAGTCGTGGAGCATGTCGGCATAGCGAGGAAACTTGGCACGGATGGTCTTGGTAGAGCCGGGTGCGAGCGAGAGATCCGTCCCCCGGAAATCGACACGAAAATGCTCCATTGCAAAGTTCGTGTGCCGCTTGTACATGGCATTAAAGTAGGTCATGGATGGATTCCCATTGACGAACTGATTCTGGGCACCCACCCCCACAAGCTGTAACAGACCGCCGGGCATATTATCCTTAGCGTGCTGATTTGTTTCAAAGCTTCTAACAATGGTTTGGCTGATCGTGGTGCTGCTTCTGGTGGTGGCCATCCACGCCTTCCTGAGCTTAAAGTACAATTACGACTGGATCGGCACCAATGTGAAAAAATGGGTGGCTCGTAACACTCGTGATCTCTCGGTAACGGAGCTATATCCGATACCGACAGTCCCGTACATGGACAGAATCGGGAGCTACACTAGGATCCCCAAGATGAAGGAAAATATGGCATAGTCTTATTACAACATGTCCTACAACGTGACGCTTTCCCGGGAGGTACTCTCGATTGTAAACCAGGACGGAACCGAGGAGTTTCACATCCCCATAAGCAAGTCCTTGTCGCGGGAAGAAGGGACGACCTATATGTGGTATGAAAATCCATCCATTCGGATCGAGCTCTTTGGAATGAATGTTGCTGAGGATGAAGAAGCGGAGGATGAAGAGGAGGAAGTGGGGGATGGTTCTCGCGAAATACGTGTAACTGTAGCAGGCATGACCGTAGTAAAAACGTTCCCCGAGGACACCGTGGAAGAAGTGATCAGCCTGCTGAATGGTCACATCTCCGCGAACAAACCTGGTGGTAAGCGAAAGACGCGGAAACAGCGGCGGCATTGACTTTAGGTAGGGTTGGCCTTGTTGGCAAGGAATGCGGGTGTATCCTTGCCTGCATCCGACTGCGGTGTCAGCTGGCCATTGTTGCAGCATGTACCATCTGCAAAAATGCCCTTGACCGCCTCTGCCCGCTTAAAGGTTGTATAGATGGAGGCGTACCGCTTCTTGATGGGAAATACATTCTCGGGATTCGTGTAGTACTGGGAGACGACCTTTCTCTTCCGGTACTCTGCGACCTCGGAGGCACTCTTGAACTGAAGGACAGGATTGGGAGAACAGGCTGTGCAGATCCGAACATTTTGGAGCGGTGCACTCCCGGATCCGGCGTTTTTGGTGGCGGACATATTGTTCACTGAACACATTTCATTTACAGCTAGGACGGGTACGCAGTATAATATGGCAGCCTCTCGCTTTCTTCTGGTGTCGACGCACACGGAGCAGATTACCGGGTATGCAAAGGTGTCCTACAATCTTCTGAAGCAGCTTTCTACCCTTCATCCGGTTGTAAAGACCTTTCACTTTGGGTTTCAGCGTTCTCCTGTCCGCCTCCCCGCTCCCATGCGGCCTCTGGAGAACGTTGTGCAGTACGATGCGGCTGCCAATGAGGAGCCTCGTCAGGAGGGCTTTGGGTTCAACAAGCTTGCCGAGTATGTGGAAACTGTGCGTCCTGACGTGGTGATGATCTACAATGACCCCATTGTTGTGACCCGGTTTCTGGAGGCTCTCAAGGGCATTCCCAAGACGTTCCAGGTGTGGGTGTATCTGGATCTGGTGTACGAGGGCTGTGACCAGGGTCTTCTGCGAGGGATTGAGAGCCAGGCGGATCGTATCTTTGCCTTCACCCCCAAGTGGCGTGACTACATCCTGTCCCGGATCCCCACGACCGAGAAGCCGATCGATGTGTTGGAGCATGGTGTGGACAGTGGCCTGTTCCGTGTCATTCCCGACGCTGAGCGGATTGCCGTCCGTCGGCAGCTGAGTCTGCCTCTGGACGCGATTGCATTCCTGAATGTGAACCGGAATTCGGAGCGGAAGCGTCTGGATCTCTCTGTGATGGCCTTTACACGTCTTGTTCAGAAGCACCCTGAGCTTCCTCTCTATCTGGTCTTTGTGACGAACCTGCACCCCCAGACGGGCGGGTATTACAGCCCCGTTCAGATGTATCTGTCCGAGCTGCAGCGGCTGGGTCTTGATGTCTTGAAGTACGGACAGCGGGTGGTCTGTGTGGACTCCTCGCCTCCCAAGATGCTCGACGACAAGACGATTGCGAGCATTTATGGTGCCTGCGACTATGGCCTGAACACTGCGAACGGCGAGGGCTTTGGTCTCTGCCAGCTGGAGCATCTGGCCTGCGGTGCACCCCAGGTCGTGATTGATGTGGGCGATTACCGGGCATTCCTGACGGACGAGGTCGCGGAGATTCTTCCCGCCACCGAGTACGCCTATCTGAATCACACTGCTGGGATTGGCAACATCACCAAGTCTGCTCCCCTGGGCGAGATTGTGGGTGCCATGGAGCGTGTTCTCAACAAGAAGGACACGTCGCTGTGTGTACGGATTGCCGGGCTGCGGCCGTGGTCAAAGGTGTGCGATCCCTTCCTGGAGCTTGTGGCGGCTACGAGCGGGACTTCGTAGAACTCGTGACGTCTAGGAACGGGACAGCGTAAAGAACGTGATGCGATCACGATCCAGCGTCCCCAGGGGGAGCAACCGCTGAGCATCCCCAAACGCCGGCTCATCAAAGACCTCTCGAGTATCGGGGTCAACTAACATTACAAACTCCTTAATCTTGACCCGCTGAAGCCTACGCTTACGCTTCATCTGGTTACGAAGATAGGATACATCCAGCTCATCGTCCTTGATGGACGGCCGATATGCCAAATCTTCGCCCTTCACTGTCGTGTCAAACCGCATGCACTGAATGACAGGCTGCTCCTTGGAGTGAAGCTTCCGATGGATCTCACAGTCCACTGCCGCCTGCTTCAGGAGACGTGTAATGCTTGCGGTGATCCTACTCTTTTCATAGGAGATCTCATACAGGAACTCGTCGGAACTCATAAAGGCCTCCGGGGGTCTTGCACCGGGGATATCAGGAGCATCATACCGCTTCTCGCGTGTGTCTGCACGACGAATGGGGACGATATTGAAGCCCTCTGTCGTGGTCATCTGCTTCTCCGAAAAGACCGTCACATAAAACGAGATTCGGATGGTGCGTTCTTCCTGGGGTACCGGCTCCTTGATAATGTTGCCCTCCTCGAGACGCTGACGTGTCGCGTGCGAGCAGAGACGAATACCACGACCCACAACCTGGTCGTGACGTGCGGGGTTCCAATGGGGTTCCAGGATGTGGATATGCCGGACATTCATCAGGTTAATGCCCTCCGCACCCGACGAGGTGGCCATCAGAACGCACAGAAGCTTCTTGTTGCCCCTCTTCAGGATGGACTCCCGGATAGACTTGCTGTGCTGTGGGTACTCGGAATCCAGACCCCGGTAGTCCTCATTGAAAATGTACCGCATAATCTCACGCTGTACAGGCTCTTCCAGACCCGTGTAGAAGGCAAACGCCGGCTTGGCCGGATCCATTGCAGGATCCTCCTTGAAAACACCGCCCTCCTCAATGAGGCGGTACTGCTGGAACCCATTCGCCTCCAGGATTGCTCCAAAGATGCCCAGACCTTCTAACTCGCGGTACGCAGAGTACACGAACTGATTCTTGTAGTCACTGCCCTCGGCTCCCACGCTCTCCTTGAGCAGCTCCAATGCACGAGCCAGTTTAGGGGAATACGTGGCAAGGCCAGCAGGACGCAGATACTTGTCGGGGTCTGCAACCAGCTTTGCGAGAACGGCCGACTTGTCCACCTTTTGATCCTCTGCCGTGGGGTCTTCTGTTCCGGATTTGAGATCGGGAGGTACCGCATAGTTACACACCAGACGAGACAGCACACGGGCTGTGGTAAAGTCCTCGTTCAGTGCCTGTGGGCCACGCATCGCCTTCCTGGACTCGATCTGAATCTCCTTCCACCGTGTCTCCAGGTAGCGATTGAACTGCTCGTCCGACATGGGAATCCGCTCCAGGATCTTATCGTCGTCTACACGCTTGGGGAGCATACGCTCATCGGCACCCTTGTAGTACGACACCAGACCCTGCACACGCCGCTGAAAGAGCAGTGGATTCTTGGTATCCAGACCATCCACAAAGTAGTTCACGAACTCGTCAAACTTGCTGGGCAGACATTCAAGGATCTCTTTTGTGACCTTGTCGGCAGGGCCAAGCTCGCCACCCGGAAAGGCGGTCTTGAACGGCTCCCGAATAGAGGCCACCCAGGCATCCGTTGTAAGACGCTCGAGATCGGGCGAGTACTGCACAGCAATCCGATCACCTTTCTCGTTATACAAGCTCTTAAAGTTCGGGGGATTGCGGGTCACATAGATCAGCCGTTTCAAGCTATTGAACTCGATCGTGTCCACATCCTGTCTGGCCTTGAAAAACTTGGTCAGCTCGGCCTCGTCCCACTTGGGAAGATCCTTCGTGGGCAGAATGATTCGCTCAATCGCCCCCCTCAAGAGATTCATGAAATAGGCCACCTCGGTCGGCCGATTAATGACGGGCGTACCCG